TCACCCGCGATTAACCAACAGCCAGACCAGCAGACACGCCACCACCGGCACAGCAAAATCCATCAGGCTTGCCACATCCCACGCGCGTGGATCAAAACCGCCCCACCACGGCATATTCATACGCTTGCCATGCCCGAACATTTCAATCCAGCGATATTCTGCCTGGGTGTGTTCACGCGCAATGAAGAACGTACAACCGGCTATCGCACCGTAAGCCCAGTTTCCGGTAAAAAGACCAACCAGTACCTGCGCAGCCACAGCACAAAGTGCATGAAGGAAAGGTGTTATATCCATTACTCCTCCTTTATCCGATATCGCTTCGAGAAGTTGATAACAACTTTAATTCTGACTCAAGTTCATCAACTCTTTCAGTCAGTTTCTGGATATGGTGAATCAGTGGAACAACCAGACGTTCGTACATTACACCTTCGGCAACAAGGCCATTGCTGGAAATAGCTTCAGGAGCATCATTCTCGTTAGCTGGTCGCCAGTGTACAAACTGAGGGGCAATTTCTCCTACTTCCTCGGCAATCAATCCGTAGAATCCCCAGTCACGCCTGTCATTTTCGCATTGCGACCTGTACCACACAGGGCGCATCTTGAAAATGAGATCGGCGTGCTCTGAATCTATCGTCTCTACTGAATGTTTATAGCGGATAGACGATGTTGACCGCAGCACAGACGAAATTGCGGGGTCAGGATTAAGATAAAGGTTTGCCGCAGCTGTAGTCGTGGCCAAATTCCATAAATAAAACGCTTCACGACCTGTCAGTGGATAAAAATCTCCGCCATAACGACCGCTTTCCAGATCGTTCACTTCCACTTTGTTTTTCAGCTTATTATCCACTTCTGTTTTTGTGTATCTGGTACTGATATCCTGCTTTGCACTGTCCATATCAGTCTGAAGCGTTGATACTTTTCCGCTAATTGATGAAATATCTTCCTTAGCTTTACTGACATCCCCCTTTAGCTTGGTGATATCTCCTGGAATTACTGTCGATGTAGCCATTTCTCTACCTCACATCCAGCCACGAAGTTGATGCTCAACAACAACCGCGTATTTATCGAATATTGACGATTTTTTTGCATCATTAATGATGCGCACGTTTACAAAATATCCGTCTTCCTTAACACATACCGGCTCGCCATCTTCAGTAAGTTCTCCGGTTTCTTTGTACACGTTACCTATCACATCAATGAGAACATTGTTCTGCATTACCTCGTCATCTTCATAACCAATGCTATCCATAAAGGCCGAAAAGTCGGCCTTGTTTATGAATTTGAGGGTTAAGTCTCGCATTATATTCTTTCTCCCATTTGTGCATCTGTCAGTTCCTTATGCCAGATACGTAAATTGCGCACGTGTCCAAATAAATGCCTGTTACCTGATATTGATTGACCGCCTATATTTATTGGCCCTTCTGTATAACGTTGTCTTGTGTGTTGTGATACACCAACAGCGCCAAAGTTACCGTTTATAACAGCACGCAATTCTTTCTGCTCTGTAAACTTAAACCCAGCAATAAACCTGCGGGTTGTCCTGTTACAGTAGGCTTTATACTCGGTCTTTGTTCCTTTTCCGTTAGTTATAATTGAGCGCGCGCCTCCAGAGGTAAAACCAAAATACATATAACTTTCATCAGCAACATCCGTTGTTGCGCCAGTTATTGACACGTTAAGAAGCCTTGCTGAACCTTCACTGTTTGGCATTTTGTCCCAGTTGATATTAACTTCCATAAGAACGCTTAACGGAGGCGTTGACCAGTTCAGTCTTATTGGCATTATTACCACGTCACTAGCCCGTGTAACTGCCACATCTGATGTAACGATAAATGATGATGCACACGATCCTTTTTCAAATTGCGGCGTAGTAAACATTATCTGATCGCCTTTTTTGATCGCCCTTTTATCTGCTCCCATTTCAAAGCGCCCATACATGCTTTTTGCTTCTGGTGATTTATATGTAAATTCGACGCGTAACCATCCGTTAGCTTCTCTGTATATGACATGATTTACAGCATCCCCACCAGAAAAACCTAAAACATCACCAGTTTCGCAATCTATGTAGGAACCAGCTACCAGCGTGTTGCTTGTGCCGTCATCGTTAACGAAAGATATTCTGGGTCTTAAAGTTATAATACCTTCTCCATTTATCTTCTTAACCCTACAGGACAAGGTAACAGATTCATTTGCAGCAACATCAATAACCCTACTGTATCCAGTAGATATTATCGTCGCCCTTTCAGTAGTTGATGTTTCCTTTACATCGAACAAACCATATTTAAAACCATATTCATCAACCGATGTGGTTATTTCTATATTCTTGTCGTCATAATTCCATAATGAAGGATTGTTACTATTAGTAAATGTATTTGTCCTCTGACCTTCAATTAATAAACCTTCCTTTTCAAAGCGCGGATCGTTAATTTCTGCAAAAGCAAATGAACCTGATTTGTTTATATACGTTGCAGAAGTGGAGCGAGTGAAAGATACAACCTTCTCTGATGGAAAAGTAATAACATCATCACCGATAGTTACTTTTTTATAACCAGGAGCGAAACCAGTAATCATTTCCAGTGAATCGTTAAACGGTATCCACACATCGGGAAGCGGCTGCAAAACTTGTTTATACGGCTCCGCAGCCTGGCTTGCATACTCTCTGGCTGCGTCTTCACTCGCTTTTGCAGCCGTCTGGCTTGCAGCTGATGCTTTCGCCGAGTTAGCCGCCGCAGTCTCGCTTGTCTTTGCGTTGGTTTCGCTCGTCTTTGCTGCTTTTTGACTGTTAGCTGATGCAGTGGCAGAAGCAGCCGCCGCGCTTGCAGAACCAGCTGCAGCACTCTCGCTTTCGGCTGCTGCATCCTGACTGCTTTTCGCCGCAGTTTCGCTGGCTTTGGCATTCGTTTCGCTGGTCTTCGCTGCCGTCTGGCTGGACTTTGCGTTAGTTTCACTCGTCTTCGCAGCTTTCTGGCTGTTAGCCGCTGCAGTTGCTGATCCAGCAGCTGAAGTCGCAGAACCGGCTGCCGCGCTCTCGCTTTCGGCTGCTGCATCCTGACTGCTTTTCGCCGCAGCTTCACTGGCTTTGGCATTCGTTTCGCTGGTTTTCGCTGCCGTCTGGCTGGACTTTGCGTTGGTTTCGCTCGTCTTTGCGGCTGTCTCACTGTTTTTCGCGTTGGTTTCTGATTTTTTGGCTGCTGTCGCGGAGTTTGCCGATGCAGTCTGTGAGGCCGCTGCCGCTTTCGCACTGTTACCTGCATTCGTCTCTGACGTTTTCGCCGCGTTCCTGGACGATGCCGCTGCAGTTTCGGATTTCTTTGCCGCCGCTGCGCTCTGAGAGGCGGCTTCGGCGTTGCGTGCCGCTTCTTCCACCATTGCCTCAAAACGACGCAATGCCTCCGGCATGACATCATCTTCCGTCATGGCACCGAGAAAATCATTCAGCGTACCTGGTCTGGAACCTTCATAGACGGTAATGGTCCCGGCATGTGAAGGCGGAAAACCTTCAACCAGCAGGGTGACGCTGTACTGGCCATACTCAACGTCCATGCTGTAACGCCCGGCTTCATCCGGATTTTCAGAGGCCACCGTGTTCACCAGTACCGTGGTGCTGTTACGCTTTGCCTTCAGTTGAATAGTGCAGTTCTGTATTGGTTTTCCCGCACCATCTTTCAGCACACCTGAAATCTGTACTGCCATACTCACTCCACAAATAAAAAAGGCGCCATTTCTGGCGCCCGTATTGGGGTTATAAATATTTCAACGGATACTGATACCGGAAGCAGCTTTTTTGGTCACAATCACCGTACAGTCTGTGATGTTACCTGCGCCCTGATTGCCTTTCTGGAAAATCTTAAACTCCAGAGTGACGCTACCACCACCACTCGGCATATCAATAACCGCACTGTAACTACCGGGAATGGCCCCTTTAGTTTCTCTGGATGCGATTAATACGCCGTTTTTGCGAACTTCAAAACCATAACCCGTGTATCGCGTACCTCCCGGGTTATTACCGCTCCCCGGATCGTCATACGCCATACCGTTAAAAATAATGGGCGGAATAATGATTTGGCGGTCAAAGTTATGATCATCGTAAATGGTGACTGTAACCGTCCCGCCTGGTGTTTCCGTATTGCCCCACGAGCCAGTTTTTTTCGGGAATGGCTTAGATACAGCTTTAACGAAGTCACCTTTGACCTGAGTAGCCTCGAGCATTCCCTTAATCGTACAGTTCTCATTTATCGTGACGTTGTTGAGCGCCCCGGAGTTCGCATTCACGTTACCGCTGATATCGGCATTTTTCGCCGTCAACCGCCCGTCCGGTGTCAGGGAAAATACCGGCGGATTGCCGCCGCTGGTAATGGTGGGAGCCGTCAGATACTTCAGGAACACTTCGTTCATGAATATCTGGTTGCCCCGCGCCACAAACATCGGCGTTTCATTCCCGTTTGCCGGGTCAATAAACGCGATACGGTTAGCGGCAACCAGAAACTGGCTCAGTTTACCTTCCTCCGTATCCTCCATGCTGAGGCCAAGCCCCGCGACATAATGCTTACCGTCTTCTGTCTGCTCAATTTTGACGCCCCACATGGCATTCCATTTATCGTTGGCGTCTTTCCACTCTTTCGAAAACTCCTCCAGTTGGCTGGCGTTATCCTCCGTCAGCTCGACTTTTTCCAGCAGCTCCTTGCCGAGATGGGATTCAGTTATCTGGCCTTTGAAAAAATCCAGGTAACCTTCCGCATCATCGCTCGCCCGACCGACAGCCTCCACAAATGCCGATTTGCCAACGGTGTTCACACTGCGGATATAAAAATAATAATCATGGCCCGGCTTAATATTGATACTGGCGGCTATCCAGTACAGCGCCGTGCCAAGATAGCGGGCTGTGGTTTCAACCTGCCTGATATCCGCAATCCGCTTTTCCGAGAACCAGAACTCAAACTGTACCGTCGGGTCATAAACGGCAAGATGCGGCGTGGCTGTTATCTGAAAATAGCCCGGAGTCAGCTCAATCTGTGACGGCGCTGCCGGTGCGGCAATCCGGAACGATACCGACGCCGGGTCTCCCTGCTGCCCCCAGGCATTTGTCGCCCGGACTGCCAGCCTGTAATTTCCCAGCGCCAGTTGCCTGAAGCGGTATGTGGTTTCCGTCGTCCGGGCCGTGCTGACCAGCCGTTCACTGCCATCATCCGCAGCCACGGTCAGGCGAAGCAGGAAGCTCACGCCCTTCACCACCGTCGGCGTGTCCCAGCGCGCCAGCACCTGATATTCCCCGCTGTCTGCGGTGACTTCTGCGGTCAGGTGCTGCACCGCTGGCGGCGTGACACCATTCACCGTGCCGCTCTGGTCACCGTCAAAGTGCGCCCCGTTATCCACGATGGCTTCTTTCTCCGGCACATGCTGCACGGCAGTGATGGCATACGTACCGTCATCGTTCTCACGGATACTCACACAGCGGAACAGGCGCTGGCGCAGCGTCGGCAGCTTCAGCCCCCACACGCTGTACTCGGCAACGCCGTCAGGAACCCGGCTCACTTTCACCTTCACGCCGTCGGTGACGGACTGGACCTCCACGCTGACCGGATTCCCCTGTCCGTCAACCAGGCTTATCAGCGTGGTGCCGGAGGATGGCAGCGTGATTTCACGGTCGAGCGTCAGTGTCCGCGTCTGGCTGTTCACCGCCAGCACGCGCCCGCCGATGCTGATACCCGCATAGTCATCATCACAGATTTCAATGACATCGCCCGGTACATGGCGAAGCCCTTCTGCACCCACGCTGAAGTCCACGGTCTGCGTTTCCAGCAGCTCCGTTTTAATCAGCCACAGCCCGGCGCGGTGCGCCTGCCCCCGGCTGGTACAGCCAAAGGCATCCATCTTCGTGACGTTACGACCGTAACGGGCAATGGCCTGCGTGTCCTCCACAAGCTCTGTTGCCGTTTCCCAGCCGTTATTCGGGTCAATCCAGTTCACCTCAACGGCATTATGGCGGTCCTTCAGGGCGCTGAAGCTGTAGCGGAACGGCGCGCCATCATCCGGCATCACCACATTACTGCGGTTATAGGTCCACACCTTATCCGACGGTCGGTCCTGCACGAACGTCAGCGTCTGCCCGTTCCATACCGGCATACAGCGCATCGCCGAGCAGAAATCACTGAGAACATCCCACGCCTTACGCTGTGTGGTCAGGTACGCATTACAGGTGATGCGCGGCTCCGTGCCGCCAAAACCGTCCGGCACCGACTGATCGCAATGCTGGCCGATGACATACAGCGCCCATTTGTCCACATCCGCCGCACCAAGACGTTTCCCCATGCCGTAGCGCGGATGGGTCAGCATATCCCACAGACACCAGGCCATGTTGTTGCTGTATGCTGGCTTAAACGTTCCGTCCCAGATACCGCTGTATTGCCGCGTCTGCGGGTTATAGTTCGACGGCACCTGCAGAATGCGCCCGCGAAGATGATAATTACGGCTCACCTGCTGACTGCCGAACTGTTCCGAGTCCACCTGCACGCCGACCAGTGCCGTGTTCGGGTAGCACTGTTTCACATCGATGATTTCGGTGTATGACGACCAGAGCGTTTTGTTCTGCAGCTGGTCTGTGGTGCTGTCCGGCGTCATCCTGCGCATCCGGATATTAAACGGGCGCGGCGGCAGGTTACCCACCACCACCGAGGCCAGATACTGCGAGGTGGTTTTGCCCTTAATGGTGATGTCTTTTTCTGTCACCCAGCCACCGTTACGTTGTATCTGAACCAGCAGGCGGACTTCCGATGGATTCCTGTCCCCCTTTGAGGTGGTTTCCACCAGTGCCTGCACACCGAAGGTAAAGCGCAGACGGTCGATGTTTGCAGACGTGATGGTCCGGGTGATCGGCGTGTCGTATTTCACTTCCGTACCCAGTACCGTCTCGGAACCTGATGATTCAAATCCCTCCGGCGGTGACTGCTCCTGCTCACCTGCCCGGAACACCACCGTGACACCGGAGATGTTGGTATTTCCCTCACTGTCCAGCACCGGCGTACTGTTCAGCAGCACGCTTTTTAATCCATCCACCGGGCCTTCAATCGGCCCTTCGCTGATGGCATCAATCACACTCAGTAACTGCGTGGATTTCAGGTTGTCCTTCGCTTCGCGCGGGGTATGCCCCTTACTGCTTCCTTTACCCATTCCTCACGCTCCATAAACGACAAAACCGCCCGCAGGCGGTTTCACATAAAACATTTTGCATCAGCGACCAATCACCACAACCTGACCACCATCCCCTTCGTCTGCCGTGCTGATCTCCTGAGAAACCACACGTGACCCCACGCGCATTTCACCGTACAGAACGGGCAGAACATTGCCCTGGGCAACCATGTTATCCAGTGAGGAGAAATAGGTGTTCTGTTTACCGTTATCCGTGCTGGTCGCTGTGGGCGTCCGGGCTTTCGGTGCCAGCATCTGGGCCACACCACCCAGGATCATACTGGCCCCTGCTGCATACATACCCGATACAGCCGCGGCCCCCAGCCAGCCCACAGGGTTCCACCATGCCACCGCAATCAGCGCCGCACCCAGCACCGCCTGAAACACACCGCCACTTTTAGCTCCCGCCAGACGCGGCACGATATGGATCACGGCACCATTTGCCAGCGGCTCATTAAGACGGGCAGATAATTCATTTTCGCCTGCATCACGCCCGGCAATGCGCACCTGATACCAGCCCTCATTCAGTTTCTGGCGAAACGACGGAAGCTGCGTGGCCAGCGCCCGGATGGCTTCGGCCCCCGTTTTCACACGAAGGTCGATGCGGCGGCCAAATCGTTGTAAATCCCCGTAAAGGCAGATGCGTGCCATGCCCGGTGACGCCAGAGGGAGTGTGTGCGTCGCTGCCATTTGTCGGTATACCTCTCTCGTTTACTCAGTTGTTCAGGAATATGGTGCAGCAGCTCGCCGTCACCACAGTAAATGGCGGCATGATTCGGCACAGATGAACCAAAACAGCACAGCAGCACATCGCCCGGCTGCGCCGCTGACAACGGCACCTGATACAGCCCTGTGGCCTCCAGATTATCCAGATAGAGATTCTGACCGTTACGCCACCAGTCATCCTCACGATGAAAATCCGGCATCTCAATCCCCGCCAGATGATAAGCATCCCGGAACAGCGTGTAACAGTCCGTCACCCCGTGCTCAAAGCGCCGCCCGGTGAGATGCGGCACACAGCGGAACTTATGAATCGCCCCCCGGCAGACCAGCCACCACGGCAAATCACTCTGCACCTGCAGCCGCCGGTCGGCCTCACTCGGCCAGGGCAGACCACCGGGGTGGCTGTGGACCAGCGCCACAATCTCACCCTGCATTTCTGCCTGCAGCCAGTCCTCCGGCGACATCCGGAAATACTTCTCCGGCTCACCGGAGATATTCACGCAGGGAAAATATCTTTCCCCCTCCGGCGTTCTCACCACGAAGCCGCACGACTCCGCTGGCGCACATCGTCGGGCGTGCGCCAGAATCGCTGATTCTGTCTGTGTCATGGGATTACTGCGAAAGTTTGTTAATGGAAAGGAAGCCGCCAAAGTTGCCGACGTTATTGCGAAACTTACAACCACTCAGGCATTTGCTGCATTTATCCTTCGTGATATCGGACGTCGGCTGGTCATATTCATCAGCGACAGCCGGACCGTGATAACCGCACTCATCACCGCGATAGGTCCAGGTGCAGGTATTAGCCAGCATGATGCGCCCCGGAAAAACAGCACCATCCGTTTCCGTCGGTGTGGCCAACACAAAGGAGGCACTGACCGCGCTCAGTTCGCTGCACTGCTCGATGCGCCAGCGGCTGATCACCTCCTGCTCCGGATCGGCATCACTGTTTCCGTTGACGAAGTTCACCGCATCCAGAAAACGGGCGTAAACCTTACGCCTGACCACCGTTCCGCCGACCAGACTCTGCAAATCCTCCGCCATACCGGTGACCATGCCATACAGGTTAGAAACCGTCAGCGTGGGGCGCGTACTGGTGCCTTTGCCATTCAGTTCAAAACCACTCCCCTGAATGGGATACGCCAGATACTGCCGCCCCTGCCAGGTGACCGGCTCACCTTTTTCGTTCTGCTCATTACAGAAAAAATAACGTTCACCACCGACCTCTGTCAGATCGATTTCCCAGAGCACCACGCTGGCCGACTGCTCCGCACGGGTGCATTCATTCAGTGTTTCCTGCCGGATATCCTGCATCAGTTCACCACCTGTTTAAACTCTGCGCTGAACTCAACACGCAGCATACTGACCCGCGACGTCCATTTTGCGCAGATCACCTTTATCTGCCGCCAGTCATAAGGCGGCGTCCACAGAAAGGCTTTCCAGCCTCCGTGCTCTGCCAGAAACGATTCCAGCGCCGTGGCCTCCCAACGGGGGACAGAAATCGTCACGCTGTACGTTTTCAGGTTGGCATTCAGCCCGGCAGGCGCGCGCTGGGAGTAACCATCACCAAAGCGCACCTCCCTGACGGAAGGAGTCGAAGCCACATCCATACCCGGTTTCACTTTCCAGCGGAAGGTTTTCATCGTCCACCTCCGGAGAACAGACCACCATCACGCATCTGCCCGGTCACAACATCCATTGCCGCCTTACGGGCTACGTCATAAACCGCCTTCAGCGCCTGTGGCCCTATCTGACCGTTCGTGCCATCGTTGTTAATCACCACATGGTTATTCTGCTCAAACTTCCCGGACGCCTGCGACCGACTGTCCGCCATGCTGCCCGGTGTACCGACATAACCGCCGGTGGCATAGCCGCGCATCAGCCGGTAGAGATTCCCCACGCCAATCCGGCTGGTTGCCTCCTTCGTGAAGACAAATTCACCACGGTGAACAATCCCCGCTGGCTCATATTTGCCGCCGGTTCCCGTAAATCCTCCGGTCGCAAAATGGAATTTCGCCGCAGCTGCCTGAATGGCTGTACCACCTGACGCTGATGCGCCACCACTGGCAGCACCGCCAATGGCGCTGCTGATACTCCCGACAATCCCCACCATTGCCTGCTTAAGCAAAATTTCTGTCATCATGGACAGCACGGATCGGGTGAAGCTGCGCCAGTTCTGTTCACTGCCGGTCAGCATCGCCGCCATATTCTGTGCAATACCATCAAAGGTCTGCGTGGCTGCACTTTTAACCTGCGACATACTGTCCGTGGCGCTCTCTTCCCACTCACTCCAGCCTGACTTGAGGCCTGCCATCCAGCTCCCGCGAAGCTGGTCTTCAGCTGCCCAGGTCTTTTTCTGCTCTGACATGACGTTATTCAGCGCCAGCGGATTATCGCCATACTGTTCCTTCAGACGCTGTTCCGTGGCTTCCCGCGCTGCCTGCCGGTCAGTCAGCCCCCGGTTTTTCGCATCAATGGCTGCCCGTTTTGCCCGTTGTTGCTGTGCGAACTTATCCGCCTGCTGCGCCAGCGCATTCAGGTGCTCCTGATACGTAACCTTATCGCCAAGTGCAGCCAGCTGGCGTTTGTACTCCAGCGTCTCGTCTTTATGCGCCAGCAGGGATTTCTCCTGTGCGGACAGCTGGCGACGTTGTGCCGCCTCCTCCAGTACCGCGAACTGACTTTCTGCCTTCCACAAATCCCGGCGCTGCTGGCTGATTTTCTCATTCGCTCCGGCATGCTTCTCCAGCGTCCGGAGTTCTGCCTGAAGCGTCAGCAGGGCGGCATGAGCACTGTCTTCCTGACGCTCTCCTGCAGACACCTTCACGCCGGACTGCTTCGGCTTTTTCAGTGTCGCTTCATAGTCCTTTTTCGCCGCCGCCATCAGCGTGTTGTAATCTGCCTGCAGGATTTTTCCGTCTTTCAGGGCCTTATTCAGTTCTTCCTGACGGGCGGTATATTTCTCCAGCGGCGTCTGCAGCCGTTCGTAAGCCTTCTGCGCCTCTTCGGTATATTTCAGCCGTGACGCTTCGGTATCGCTCTGCTGCTGCGCATTTTTGTCCTGTTGAGTCTGCTGCTCAGCCTTCTTTCGGGCGGCTTCAAGCGCAAGACGGGCCTTTTCACGATCATCCCAGTAACGCGCCCGCGCTTCATCGTTAACAAAATAATCATCCTTGCGCAGATTCCAGATGTCGTCTGCTTTCTTAAACGCAGCCTCTGCCTTAATCAGCATCTCCTGCGCGGTATCAGGACGACCAATATCCAGCACCGCATCCCACATGGATTTGAATGCCCGTGCAGTCCTGTCTGCCCAGGTCTCCAGCGTGCCCATGTTCTCTTTCAGGCGGCGGGTCTGGTCATCAAACCCTTTCGTTGCGGCCTCGTTCGCCGCCTGCAATGCCCCGGCTTCATCGCCGGAACGCTGCAACTGAGCAACATACGCAATCTGCTCCGCCGTCACGTTATGGAACTGGCGTGCCATCGCCGTCAGCCCCGACGTCGGGTCTGTGGTCAGCTTCCCGAAGGCTTCAGCGACCTTGTCCACCTCCACACCGGATGCAGAGGAGAAACGCGCCACACTCTGGCTGATGGACGCAATCTGAGCCTCACCGCTTACCCCCGCCTTAACCAGTGCGCTGAGTGACTCGCTGGTCTGGTTAAACGTCAGCCCTGCCGCCTGCCCGGCTCTGGACAGGACCAGCATACGATCTGCCGTCAGACCCGACTGATTACCGGAAAGGACCAGCGTTTTGTTGAAATCGGACAGGGTTGAGTTGCCCTGATACCAGGCATACGCCAGCGCCCCTGTAGCCACCGCCAGCGAGGTGGCCCCGACCATCGGCAGGGTGATCGCACCGGCAAGCCCCCTGAACATGGGGATCATCCCGCCGAAGGAGTCCTTCACCTGACCCCCCTGTTGCAACAGGATCAGCCACGGACTTTGCCCGCCTGCAAGCTGCGTGGCCACGTCGGTGAACTGTGCAGGCAGCATACGCATGGCGGCTTTATACTGCCCGACGGAAATCCCCGCTTTCTGTGCAGCCAGCGCCTGCCGGTTCATTGACTGTTCAACGACTGCCGCTGTTTTTTTCGCATCAGTTTCCGTACCGGAAAAATGACGCCTGACTCTGGCCATCTGCTCGTCAAATCTGGCCGCATCCAGACTTAAATCAACGACCAGATCGCCTACCGGTTCAGCCATACCGGACTCCTCCTGCGATCCCTTCTGATACTGTCATCAGCATTACGTCATCCTCCGTCATGTCCGCCACATCCGGGGAAGCGGGGATAACTTCATTCCCGTCCGGGCTAAAACGAACGCCTCCGGCAAGCCCTGCCGCTTTCTGCATCAGCACATCATCTTCAGGCTCTTCGTCAGCCTCACGCCGGTTCAGCAGACTGAAATCCAGCGGATGCATATCCGGATCGCTGAAAAACAGGCTGAGCACGGTGTACGTCAGCCCGGAAAAGTGCATATCCAGCAGAACATCATGAAAATAATGGGTACTGTAAAAGCGGTGCCAGTCGGCATACTCCGTGGATGACATCCCGGCAAGCATGGCGCGCCAGTCGGGTCGCCCCATCTCACGCGCCAGTTTCAGGGCAAAACTCAGCTCACCGTCGAACACTTTCCCGCAGAAACAGGCTCTGCAGGCCCGGCGTCATCTGCCTGTTCAGGGGCATTATTCACCACAAACTCATACATACCGGACAGCCGGTACACCACGTTTTCAGCATGAGAAATTGCCTCTGTGGGCCAGGTGGTAAGCACTTCCTGCTCAATCTGTTTAACGGCTTCATTCATGGACGGCATCTGCGTCTTCTTCGGATGGTTATGCCACAGAGACATCGCCACCACAAAAGCGCCGGTTCTGATGACGTCTTCCACAGTAAACTTCCGGTTGCTGTCGGATTCTGCCTGCTGTTTCATCAAGGCGAGATGCTCAATACGCTGCAGGGCTGACAGTTCAGAAAGCATGACGGTCACGCCGTTATATTCAAATGATTCGGTTTTCAGGAACATCGCTGACTCTCCGGATTAACTGGCGGTGACGGTGATTTCTGCAACAGCAGCAAGTTCACCATTACCGGATACGACCGGAATGTTGACCTTGCCTGCAGCAACGCCGTTCACGGTGATGGTCATACCACTGACCGACACGGTGGCTTTTGTTTTATCCGAAGACACCGCACGGAAGCTCTTGTCGGTTACGCCTTCCGGCTGGAATGCCACGGTCAGCGTGGTGCTCTGCCCTTTCACTACAGAAGCACTGGCTGGCGTTACCGTCATGCCGGTTGCCGCCGTCACCGTACTGCGATCTTCAGCCATCGACGGGCGTCCCACATTGGTGACCTTCACCGTGCGGGTGATCACTTCCTTCGCCGTCACCGCCTTACCGATACTGCTGACCCAGCCACGGAACACATCGACCGTGCCGTTCGGGAAGCGGATTTTATAGGCACGGGTATCACCTTCATTAAACCACGCCAGCAGCGCCTGCTGCCCCTGCTCTCCGGGCATCCACGCCAGCGTGAAGCTGGTATCTCCGGCAGATTTCTGCCCCTGCCCGGTCGCAGTCCAGTCTGCATCTTCATCATCGAGATAGCTGTCGTCATAGGACTCAGCGGTCAGTTCGCCGGGCGTCAGGTCTTTAACTTTTGCCAGACGCGACCAGTCAACGTCTGAAAGCGGGTTCGCATAAGGGTCACCGTTCCCCTTATAAACCCACAGTGTGGTCCCGGCACCTTTTACCGGCATTGTTGGATTTGGTACAGGCATAGCGTCCTCACATTTCATAGGTAATGACATAAGTCAGATCGGCTGAACTCCACAGGCCCGCATCATCGTCGCGCCGGTAGTCATAGCCACTGGCCACCATACTGGTGATCAAATCTGACAGTGCCGGGATATCGCTCATCACCGGATAAATCCGGGACTCCATCCACGAATCCAGCTCTGAATCCGGCACCTGAGCAGGCAGGAAAACTTCAATATGCAGCTCCGCCTGCCAGGTATCGCTGTCCAGCTCTTCGCCCGTGTATTCAGCGCCGGTGAGATAAACGGCAATTGCCGGAAAATCTTCCTCATCAAAAACAGCGGGGCGACCATCAAAAAGCGTCGCCCCGGTGTCATGCTTCTCCAGTGCATCCAGTACGGCTGCACGGAGTTCAGTATGTTTCATCGCTTTATTACCATTCTCAGTTGATGCTGCAGCGCATAGCCCAGCTCTTTCGGAAGACGTTCACGCCGTATCCGTTCAATATTCTGTTTAAACGCCGTGGTAAGCGGCACCGCCATCGGGATTTTCACCACATCAATGGGGTAACGGTTTTTCCCGGCCACACGCTGCATGACATGCCACCGGCCATTTTTCAGTTGCTGAATAAACGCGCCGGGAATACGACGGTTACCCACCACAAGCACGCTGCCGCCACCTTTCAGGGATGAACGCTGCCCCTTTTTACGACGCCTGCGGCGGGACAGGACAACCCGCGCATTACCCAGCTTGATTACGGGCAAATCCCCCCGGTTAACTTTGATTCTGGCCTGCGGATTTTTGACCGTGGCCCTTTTCAGCCTGGCCCTTTCCTTTACCAGTTTCCGGCGTACCTTTGTCTCACGGGCAACCTGTGACGCAGACTGCGATATCGCGGATGAAGCAACGCGGTTAATAGCCATTGCGGCGGCACCAGGCACCGCCGTTTTGCTGATACGGCTGAGGTTTTCAACGGCCTGCTCAAGACCTTTTATGGCCATACATCCCCCTTTCAGCGGCGACGGTTAACGGCAGGCGGTACGCCCCGTCCAAGCCAGAGATGACAGCTTCCGCCATCATCCGGCGAAACCCGGTCTACCCAGAAATTTTCCTCACCGATGGTCAGCGTGTCTCCACGCCGCAGCTGCCGCACCTCATCAGTCCGGACAAACAGGGACGGGCTGGAGCCTTCAACGCGCACGCCCTGTCCGGCATAGCTGATATTTTCAGGGTCATCAAAAACACCACGTATTACTGCGCCGGACTGCTCACCGGATGTAATGGTGGCTGACGTTCCCATGTACCCGCGTATCGTTTCATCGGCGCGGGCAATGGCAGCATCGAACAGGTTATCGAAATCAGCCACAGCGCCTCCCGTTATTGCATTCTGGCCAGGCCGCGCTCTGTCATTTCGGCTGCCACACCGGCAGAGACACGAAACGCCGTTCCCGGCAGCACAAATGCCACAGTTTCATCCCGCGTGGCGTGAAGTGCATCAGTATGCAGCGTCACCAGTGCCACGACCGTGACCAGAGCAGCCGTATCAATCATGGTATCCGGCTGCGCTGATACCACCTCATTTTCATGTCCGGTCAGCGCATTTTCCGGTCTGAGAGGGGTATCCTGACCGGCAGCGTCATCCGTGTCATCAAGCTCCTCTTCCAGCTCTGCCACACGGAGCGCCAGTTCTTCTTTCGTCCCCGTCAGGCTGACATCACGGTTCAGTTGCTCACCCAGCGACCGGAGACGGACAATCAGTTCATCTTTCGTCATGGACTCCTCCACAGAGAGAAAATGGCCCCGAAGGGCCACGATTACGCCAGTTGTACGGACACGAACTCATCAGGGTCAGCCAGCAGCATCAGCGGTGCTGACTGAATCATGGTGAACTCACGCGCCGGATCGCCGGTGGTCACCCAGTTTTTCGGGTAACGGGCAGAGGCGTTAATGCCTTCGCGCTGTGCGTCCGCATCCTGAATGCAGCCATAGGTGCGCAGACCGCGTGCCTGAGTGTTCCCCAGCACCATCGTGTTGTCCGGCAGGAAGTTCTTTTTGACGCCGTTTTCCACGTACTGTCCGGAATACACGACGATGGCCACATCGCCATACATCCCCTTATAGGACACCGCTTTACCCAGGTCTTTCACCGCTGTCTCCAGCTCGGAATGAGAGCCACGACGGGTATCCAGCTTCTCCTTGACGGCTTTGAAGGAACGGAACAGCGCCCAGCCTTTCGGATCAAACACGATGATATTCACCACACCGCTGGCGTTCAGCGCGTAGGCTTCGATATCGTCGGTCGGGTCATACGTGGACTTGTCACGCTTGCTCCACTCCGTGCCACCGGACTGTGTGATGTTGTTCGCCGCACTGCGGCCCATATCCACCTCAACCGGATCAAAGGCTTCACCGGTCATGGTGTATTTGCCCTTAAGCACGGCAGAAACTGCCTGCATCTCTTCGACCTGGGCAATCGCCAGATTTTCATCCAGCATATTCTGCCGAATAATACGGCGACGACGGTAAGCCGGGTCAGCCAGGTTCTGCGGATCTTCATCCGGCAGGCGACGCAGGGTCATCTGCGGATTCACCTCATGCTTCGGCTTGACATAACCCGGCGTAAATTCAGATGTGGAGCCGCCACGGGAGCGGATAACCTCACCGGAAACAATCGGCGAAACGTACAGCGCCATGTTTACCAGTCCCGGAATTTGTGAGAGATAGACTTTTTCCGTGGTGAAAGGATAGGTTTCACGGAAAAACAGGCGCAGAAACAGCGGATCGAACTTAAAGTGATGCTGGGTCGATGCCAGTAATTCTGCAGTTGTATATACAGACATAAATTATTTCCATAAAAAAAGCCGCACAGGCGGCCTTTGTTGATGAAGGGGAAGATTAAACGATGCTGATTGCCGTTCCGGCAAACGCGGTCCGTTTTTTCGTCTCGTCGCTGGCAGCCTCCGGCCAGAGCACATCCTCATAACGGAACGAGCCGGACTTGTAGAACGTCAGCGTGGTGCTGGTCTGGTCAGCAGCAACCGCCAGAATGCCAACGGCTGCACCGTCGGTGGTGCCATCCCACACAACCAGCTTACGGGTAGTGCCATCCAGCATCAGCGGGGTCATTGCAGGCGTTTTCGCACTCAATCCGCCAGGCGCAATTGCTGTATGAGCCGGATCACTGTTACCCAGCGGCTGGTAATGGTTAAACTCTTCTTTTGTCGCCATAACTGCCTCTTATACCGGTAAAGCTTCAGGTGTATTAAGTAATTCTTTATTGGTATCAGATGCCAGGTTACCTGCAGCCAGCGGTGCCGGTGCACCCTGCATCAGACGATCCAGCGCAGTATCACTGCGCGCCTGTGCACTCTGTGGTGCTGCGGCCAGAATGCGGCGGGCCGTTTCCACGGTCATTCCGGGGGTTTCTGCCAGCACGCGTGCCTGTTCTTCGCGTCCGTGAGCCTCCTCACAGTTGAGGATCCCCATAATGCGGCTGTTTTCTGCCGCAACCGCTGCGGTGATCTGCGCGTTCACGTCCGGCTGCGCCGCGCTGGCGTTCTCGCCCTCCGTCGCTTGCACCACGGTGGTGATGTCAGCCTGCGAGGCAGTGGCTGAAACCGTTGTTGATTGAGTCTCTTTGGTCATTCGCCCTCCTGAGAGACGGGATTTACGTGCATCCAGTGCATCACGCATGACGGTGATCGCATCGGTGCTGTTAACAAGTTCATCAGCCAGTCCGGCATCAATGGCCTCCTGACCGCTGTACACTGCAGCCTCTGTATCCAGCACAGCCTGCACAGACAGGCCGGTATATGCCGACACCTTCTGCGCAAACATCTGGCGGGTTGCATCCATCCGGGACTGCAGTGTCTCCCGGACGTCATCCGGAAGATGGCTGTAGGGGTTGCCATCCACCTTATGGCTGCCGCTGTAAATCAGCGTGATTTCCACACCCTGTTTCTCCAGCGCAGCACCGTAATTACTGTGAGCCATCATGACGCCGATGGAGCCTGTCCGGGCGGTCTGCGTGACCAGACGCCGGGAGGCGGCACTGGCAAGCAGCTGACCTGCACTGCAGTTCATATCGTTGGCCAGCGCCCATACCGGTTTTATGTCACGCACACGGGCAATGATGTCAGCGCAGTCAAATGCTCCCGCCACCATTCCGCCTGGCGTGTCCATATCGAGCAGAATGCCGTCCACCATCGGGTCGCTGGCAGCCTGTTGCAGACGGGCGATAATGCCGTTGTAACCGGTCATCCCCGAATACGGCTGCAGCGCCCGCGTCCGGCTGACCAGCGTGCCGGACACCGGCAGCACGGCGATGCCGTTCATGACCTGATAACTGCGGGCCTGTCGTGGTCCGTCATCATCACCGGATAACGCCAGCGTCGCGAGTGCCTCCTGGGCAGTCAGGCTGTCGCCGGACACCGCATCCGTCAGGCGGCTGATCCCTAGCTGGCCTGCAAGCGCACAAAAGAAAACCCGCGCATAGGCGGGTTCAAGCATCAGCGGCTCATTAAAGGCCATGCTGGCAATATGCGGGAGATTACGCAGCTCTGCTGTCACTCTTCTCCTCCTCTGTTGATTGTCGCAGTCCGGATTCAAATGCCGCAGCCGCCCAGGCGGGCGGTTTAAGACCAGCTGCGCGGCGCTCCATCGTTTCACGGACCTGCTGGGCAAAAATTTCCTGATAGTCGTCACCGCGTTTCGCGCACTCTTTCTCGTAGGTGCTCAGTCCGGCTTCTATCAGCATCACCGCTTCCTGAACTTCTTTCAGACCATCGATGGCCATACGACCGGAGCCTATCCAGTCGCAGTTCCCCCAGGCACTGCGGGCTTCCTGAAAACTGAAGCGCGCTTTTGAAGGTAACGTCACCACGCGGCGAACGATGGCCTCTTCCAGCCAGCACAGAAACATCTGGCTCGCCTGACGGGATGCGACGAATTTTCGCCGCCCCATAAAGTGCGCCCACGACTCGTTCGCGCTGGCCCGTGCCGTGGAGTAGCTCATCTGGGCGTAATTCCGGGAAAGCTGCTCATACGAGACACCCAGCCCGGCAGCGATATACCGCAGCAGTGACTGCTCAAACACGGAGTAGCCGTTATCCGTGTCCTGAGCCGTCTGCAGGTTCAGCGAGTCACCCGGCATCAGGTGCGGCACTTTTGCGCCTCCCAGCCGGACCGGCGCGGCGGCGTAATACGCGGCAATTTCACCAATCCAGCCGGTCAGCCTTTCCCGCTGCTCCTGACTGTTCGCGCCCAGAATAAAATCCATCGCTGACTGCGTATCCAGCTCACTTTCAATGGTGGCGGCATACATCGCCTTCACAATGGCGCTCTGCAGCTGCGTGTTCTGCAGCGTGTCGAGCATCTTCATCTGCTCCATCACGCTGTAAAACACATTTGCACCGCGGGTCTGCCCGTCCTCCACGGGTTCAAAAACGTGAATGAACGAGGCGCGCCCGCCGGGTAACTCGCGGGGTATCCATGTCCATTTTTGCGGCATCCAGCCAGGATACCCGTCCTCGCTGACGTAATATCCCAGCGCAGCACCGCTGTCATTAATCTGCACACCGGCACGGCAGTTCCGGCTGTCGCCGGTATTGTTCGGGTTGCTGATGCGCTTCGGGCTGACCATCCGGAACTGTGTCCGGAAAAGCCGCGACGAACTGGTATCCCAGGTGGCCTGAACGAACAGTTCACCGTTAAAGGCGTGCATGGCCACACCTTCCCGAATCATCATGGTAAACGTGCGTTTTCGCTCAACGTCAATGCAGCAGCAGTCATCCTCGGCAAACTCTTTCCATGCCGCTTCAACCTCGCGGGAAAAGGCACGGGCTTCTTCCTCCCCGATGCCCAGATAACGCCAGCTTGGGCGATGACTGAGCCGGAAAAAGGACCCGACGATATGATCCTGATGCAGCTGGATGGCGTTGGCAGCATAGCCGTTATTGCGTACCAGATCGTCTGCGCGGGCATTGCCACGGGTAAAGTTGGGCAGCAGGGCTGCATCCACACTTTCACTCGGTGGATTCCACGCCCGCAACTGCCCACCAAATCCGCTGCCACCGCCATGATAACCGGCATATTCACGCAGCGATGTCATGCCGTCCGGCCCCAGAAGGGTGGGAATGGTGGGCGTTTTCATACATAAAATCCTGCAGGTCCCCTGCGTCGCTGTGTCATGCCGGTCTGCACTTCCAGCTCCGCAATGTATTTTTTCAGGTCAGACACGGAAGTGGCCGTAAACTCCACTCGCCGTCCGTCTTTCTGTACTGTTGCCACCCGTTTACCTGTCATCAGGTCATGCAGTGCCGTACGGGCAGCGGAAAGTTCTTCCTGTCGCGTCATTCATCCTCTCCGGATAAGGCACGGGCGTAATCTGCCAGTGTTTTCTTGTTGGTTGCTGCACCATCCTCCTCCTGCAGGCTCGCCAGCAGTGCACTGAGATCCAGTTGCCAGCGGGAAATACTGATGCGCAGCGCCGCCAGCGCATAAACAAAGCAGTCGAGCGCCTCATTGCGTCGCTTTTTGCTGTCCCACAGTATTTTTTTCCTGCCATCCACCCATTTTTCGACCTGCTCTTCAGCCGTCAGCTGCTGCGCTTCGGTCAGATCAAAAATATCCGGGTTATTCGGGAAGTGAACGGCACCGGGAAGCGGTTCATCCCCTTCCGGCGTCAGTGTGAAGCGGTTATAAATCTGCTCTTTCGCGGTATCCGTACCGATTTCGGTAAGGTAAACCCCGTTTTTGTTTCGCTTACGTGGCATGCTGGCCACCGGCTTTCCGTAGACGGATGCCCCTTTAATGGGGATCACCCGGAACAGCCCATGCTTTTTCGAACGTTCATACACAATGGTCGGGTCAATCCCGCCAATATCCCAGCAGATACGGGATACCGACATTTCTGCACCATTCCGGCGGGTATAGGTTTTATTGATGGCCTCATCCACACGCAGCAGCGTCTGTTCATCGTCGTGGCGGCCCATAATAATCTGCCGGTCAATCAGCCAGCTTTCCTCACCCGGCCCCCATCCCCATACGCGCATTTCGTAGCGATCCAGCTGGGAGTCGATACCGGCAGTCAGGTAAGCCACACGGTCAGGAACGGGCGCTGAATAATGCTCTTTCCGCTCTGCCATCACTTCAGCATCCGGACGTTCACCGATTTTCGCTTCCCATGTCTCACCGAGCGTGGTGTTCACGAAGGTTTTACGTTTTCCCGTATCCCCTTTCGTTTTCATCCAGTCTTTGACAATCTGCACCCAGGTGGTGAACGGGCTGTACGCCGTCCAGATGTGGAAAGTCACGCTGTCCGGCGGCTCAATCTCTTCACCGGATGACGAAAACCAGAGAATGCCATCACGGGTCCAGATCCCGGTCTTTTCGCAGATATAACGGGCATCAGTGAAATCCAGCTCCTGCTGCCGGATGACGCAGGCATTATGCTCGCAGAGATAAAACACGCTGGAGGGATCATCCGGCGTCCATTTGAGGCCAAACGGCGTCTCTTTATCGCCAAATTTAAGGTACTGCTCCTCCCCGCAGTGCGGGCAGGCAACATGAAAACGCATAAAATGCGGGGATTCACTGGCTGCACGCTCAATCTGACAGGTGCCTCTCACTTTGGGCGTGGAGCCACGGATGGACTTTGGCCAGACCGAGCCTTCAATACGCTTGTCACCCAGGAACGTCGGAGAGCCTTCCTGTTCAATATCATCATCAAAGGCAGCAAGTTCATCATAACCCGCCACATCCACCGACTTTTCACGGTAGTTTTTTGCCGCTTTACCGCCCAGGCACCAGAAGCCACGACCATTGGTGAAACGCTTCATGGTGAGCGTGTTATCCCGGTGCTTTTTGCCATACCACGGAGCCAGCGCCAGCAGCGACGGAATATCGCGGATGGTCGGCTCAACGTGGGTTTTCATAAAGTTCTCGGCATCACCATCCGTCGGCAACCAGATAAGGGTGTTGCGCTGCTTATGCTCTATGAAGTAGGCATAAACACCCAACAGCATTTTGGAATAACCGACACGGGCAGACTTCACCACATTCACCTCGCGGATGTAGTCGCTGCCCATCGCATTCATGATGGCCCGCTGAAAGGGCAGTGTTTCCCAGCGCCCTTCCTGGTATGCGGATTCTTTCGGGAGATAGTAATTGGCATCCGCCCATTCAACGGCGGTCTGTGGCTCCGGCCTGAACAGTGAGCGAAGCCCGGCGCGGACAAAATGCCGCAGCCTGTTAACCTGACTGTTCGATATATTCACTCAGCAACCCCGGTATCAGTTCATCCAGCGCGGCTGCTTTGTTCATGGCTTTGATGATATCCCGTTTCAGGAAATCAACATGTCGGTTTTCCAGTTCCGGAAAACGCCGCTGCACCGACAGGGGGATCCCGTCGAGAATACTGGCAATTTCACCTGCGATCCGCGACAGCACGAAAGTACAGAATGCGGTTTCCACCACTTCAGCGGAGTCTCTGGCATTTTTCAGTTCCTGTGCGTCGGCCTGCGCACGCGTAAGTCGATGGCGTTCGTACTCAATAGTCCCTGGCTGCAGATCTGTCTCGCTGGCCTGCCGCAGTTCTTCAACTTCCCGGCGCAGCTTTTCGTTCTCAATTTCAGCATCCCTTTCGGCATACCATTTTATGGCGGCGGCAGAGTCATAAAGCACCTCATTACCCTTGCCACCACCCCGCAGAACTGGCATTCCCTGCTCCTGCCAGTTCTGAATGGTACGGATACTCGCGCCGAAAATGTCAGCCAGCTGCTTTTTGTTGACTTCCATTGTTCATTCCACGGACAAAAACAGAGAAAGGAAACGACAGAGGCCAAAAAGCCCGTTTTCAGCACCTGTCGTTTCCTTTCTTTTCAGGGGGTGTTTTAAATAAAAACATTAAGTTACGGCGAAGAAGAACGGAAACGCCTTAAACCGGAAAATTTTCATAAATAGCGAAAACCCGCGCGCCTTCCGCCCCGTAGTCTGCCGGATTGCCGGAAAGGACCCGCCAGCCATTCGGGTTTACTTCACAATGGGATTTAATATCTGAACGACCAAAGTCGTGCGACCACGGTCGCACAGACCTGAATACACGTCCTGTTTCTTCCACCCCCGCACAGGACTGGCGAGCATGAGGGACAACCCCGCGAATCATAAACGCGGTAAAAACCCGGTGTGCATCGTTTTTGATTATTCCCGCACACTCGCGCAGAAGGAGTTCCCCGTCGGGCTACGGTCATGGTTAATGCGGGAATACAGCGACGATACAGCGCATGATGTGTCAGGCTTGAATACCTTTATCCGTTAAAAGGGATATCAGTTAAGTTATCCCGTGTAGGGTATAAGCCATTATCAAGCCCACCAGTAGATGGGCTTTGTAATGGCTACTTCGCTTTTGCTTCCGCTCGCTTACGCCGGCGCTCTTCTTTCCTCTCGGCTTTTGCCATGTCCATGAATGCCTGCATGATCGAGTTCCGCATCATGTAGCTAACAAAGTGATGATTGACACAGCCGTTGAGGCGCAGCTGCTCGCCAAACTCATCCACCGAGGCCAATGCTTCCATCATGCCCTTCTCGCCTTTCATGAACTCTGAGAAGTCGCGCCCCGCTCTGGAGGCGCATTCAATGACACGATCACTCATCCCGGAAGCCCGGGGATCGTTATCTGCAGCTGGTTAGCCAGGGAGTTAATCTCAGCGACCAACACTGGCTTCGTATAGCGCCATGCCGCCAGCCCTTGTCCACAGAAGCTCGCCATATCTTTTTTCTGATCAAACTCATGACACTTCATATTGAGCTGCGCACTTAAGCTGTTGCGATGCTGAAGTTCTCCGGTGAAGTAGTCATCCAGGACTTTATAGGCTGCATATTTAAATCCGGGGTTTAGCCATGCTGCATAATCATAAGCAACAAACTTCCCGCCATATGTTCCACCGTGTACACCGCGCTCAGTAAAAACCACAGATTCGTGGTTTTTCTCCAGCTCGGCTAAGAACTCTTTGGTCTGCTTGTTTCGCAGGTAGTGGTACGGAGATTCAGATTCACTTTTACCACTGGCTTTCCACATATCAGTGAGGCAGATCATGCCATCTTCACCGATACGAATTGGTTGATTGAAGAGGGTTAATGATTTCATAGCGTGTACCTACTCTTTGAAATGAACCTTTGCCGCACAGGAAACCAGCCCACCGAGGCTCGCCAGCACTAACTGGTATCCTCAAAGGCCCATTCCAAAGGGGCAGGTTCGGTGTAAAAAACATGCGTTGCGGTACGCATTTATTGCAAAAAGCCCCGCATCGCGAGGCTCATTAAATTGACTTTGTGATTTGCAAAAAAATTATTTCAGGCATTGCGTCCTGATGTACTCCTGCAGGTAGTTAACCTGCGCGGTTATCCTGTCGATTCCACTTCTGAGACGGTAATAATTGAGTTCAGCATCTGCTGTAAGTCTTGGGCTTTCTCCATCGCCCATGCTGCTGGCTCCGGTCGTTGACTTTGCACAGGTGGCGGAGACTTGCAGGCGCTTACGACCAGCAGAAACATCAGCACGGAGACTTTCGATAGTCGCGTTAGCATCAGCAAGCTCCTTTGTGTATCTGGCGTCGAGTACTGCTACATCACGTTGACGCTTCTGCATATCAGCGATGATGTACGTGGCTTTATCGCGCTGTTCTTTGTAGGTAATGGCGTTATCACGGTAATGATTAACAGCCCATGACAGGCAGACGATGATGCAGATAACCAGAGCGGAGATAATCGCGGTTACCCTGCTCATTGCTGCCCCCACAAACAGACCTCACGCTCAATCTCACGACGAGTCATCAGGCCTTTCCATTGCTTACCGCCAGCGTATGTCCAGCGACGTAGCTGGTCACATGCGCCCTTGATATCGCCCTGGTTTATTTTGCGAAGAAGAGTAGATGTTCTGAAATTGCCTGCGCCCACGTTATAGACGAACGAGTAAAGAGCGCCGCGCGTTGTTTCCGGTATATCGACTTTGATGTACGGGTTAATTTGTCTGGCGACAGTGGCAAGGTCTTTATTCAGGAGGGCTTTGCATTCTGCTTCGGTATACGTTTTACCGAGCATAATGTCTTTTCCGGTGTGCCCGTAACATACAGTCCATACGCCAACGATATCTTTATATGGTATGTAGCTGACACCTTCCAGACCATCGTCACCACTCGGACCAGTGATGAGCACAGACGCTATGGCAACAGCCCCACCACCAATAGCAGCTGCAACAGCCTTGCGTAATGATGGCGACATTATTCACCTCTCGCAGCCTTACGCTTATCTTCTTTAATCTTGAAATAAAGGTTTGTCAGGTACGTCAGCAGGCCAAATACCAGACTACCCAGCACACCTATTGCCGCCCACTGTGATGGCGTGACTTTATCGAGCAACTGTAAAAACCAGTAGCCAGCACTGCCTGCAGAGGTGCCATAGGCGACACCTGTTGTTAACTTATCCATTGATTTCATATCCTCACCCCGATGTACACGGATGGTGCAATATGTTTGAAAAGATCGGAGTCTACGGGTTAGTTTTTACAGCAAACGTTGTTCTCAACGACGCTCAAAAAACAGAAAATTAAAATAATGTGGTTAAATATTTTAAAAGAAAAACCATCTATTAAATAATAATGCGGGATATATTTTTCTATTTAGTGTAATGTATACGGCCATTTATACAGGAAAAGCCTATGTCAGAACGTAAAGACTCAAAATCACGCCGTAATTATCTCGTAAAATGTTCTTGCCCAAACTGTACCCAAGAATCAGAACACAGTTTTTCTAGAGTACAAAAAGGTGCCCTTTTGATCTGCCCTCATTGCAACAAAGTATTCCAAACAAATCTTAAAGCTGTTGCCTGAGTGTTTCGATTACTTACAAAGAGTTTTTATATTTTAATAATATATTTAAATCAGATAATAAAAAACCCGCCTGCGCGGGTTTGAGATTGTGGTGCTTTTTGTGGTAGTTACCCACTTACGCACTTTGTATTGCTATGCCAGCAGTTAGCTTCTACTGTAAAACTATTCATGCAGCAAACCTGCACTTCACCACAAAATGGGATTCAATACCCACAACTCTATCTGCATCTCTACTCAGGCATCAGCCTTCTTCGTTATCGTATACAGACAAGCTATGAATTTTAATCAGTAATAATGACATTTGCTGCTGCAGGACCTTTAGCACCACTCTCTACAGAGAAGGTAACCTTTTGGCCTTCAAATAAGGTTCGATAATTATCATTCTGAATTGCAGAAAAATGCACAAACACATCTTTACTACCATCAACAGGAGAAATAAAGCCAAAACCTTTATCAGCGTTAAACCATTTTACTAAACCAGTCATTTTATTTGACATTCTACATTCCTTAACTTGAGCCTTTCGGCATAAATGATTTGTATAACAGAAACGACTTCGTACTTAATTGGAGAGACTCAAAGAAGGAATAAGTGAATAACACCTGAAATGAGAACTGCTTTAGTAAACTACTTCGTATATCGTCTGTTCTTCAAACCGACGCAGCCATTAACGCATAGTTGTACACTTGGAAGCAATGTTTATTTTAGACATCCAGCCACCTCCCCATTTAAAACACAAAAACCCGCTCATTAGCGGGTTTTCTACTTTTTCTCAACACCGGACATACAAAGCCCATCGTTGAGAAAATCCTATCCATATTTTTTGAAAAAATGCAAGCATCATGTCGATATCTTCGGCGAAAATTATTTATCTTGTCACTTTTCTCAACTGTGCTTCTGCATATGCTTCTTCCTGCCAGCACTTTGTAACCAGTTTATCAATAACATCAGCATACCCCTTGTACCACTGATAATCCGTCAGGTCCGGTACCAGTTTCTGGACATGATGCCGCGCCAGTGTGGTTGGTAAACGGCTAAACCGGTTTCCATTGCAACGCCCACAAATCTTATAAACAGGCGTGCCATGAAGCCGGGTCCTTTTTTCATCCAGGACAATACCTTTACCCTTACACCCTCTGCACGCTGTGCTGACTTCTCCCTTACCATGACAATGCTGACATAGTTCCTTCACCCACTCTTCCTTGATAACGGATTCCCCGCTTCTGGAATGTTTCACCACTTCGCGCAATACATTATGAAATCCCGTACCAGCACAATGCTCACAGCGAGCCTTACTTGCCGCAGACCTGGAATAATCAGCAAAGGCAAAATTCACGAGGTAAGGAATAATCTGTAACCGTGTTTCTGCACTCAATTTATTCAATGTCGGGTTATCCAGTGCCATCGCGTAATTGAGCAGACCTTCAATTGCAAACTGAGGGTCCTGAACACCAACTTTTGCCAGGAATAAGGCAAACCCAAGCGGTGCTTTCGACTGCACCATCCCCTGCGCAGCCATCACATCCGTAATCGTTAAACAGCCAGAGCCTGTCGCCGGTGCGTCATCGCTCAATTTTGGAGATTTTGGGGAGTAATATTTTGGTAAGGCCTCAAGATTCATTCTCGTTCTCCATTTACACCAGCACGCCAATTGGCAGCAAAAAACAATAAAACGGCATCAACCGATCGTTATCTCTGGCTTCATACAATTGTCTCTGCCAGTGTTTTGGCGTAATTCTTCAGTATTCGGTAATCGGTCAAAACAGAACCGGGAAAACGATATAAGCGCAGGCGCCCCCAGCGGCGGCGAAGACGTTCTGCCATATAAGACTCAAACATCATTCATCTCCCAGTTCAGTGATGGTCAGCTCCAACTTCCCACCCTTGGTAACGGGCATTTTCACAACGCGATAATCAACGACCTGAGCATCATCCAGCCAGAAACCTGCTTTGGTGAGTGCGTCAAAAGCTGCTTTTTGCAGATTATCCAGGTCACGGCGACGGCGATCCGGCATGTGGCACTCAATACGGATTTTCACTGGCATAGCCAGACCGATATCCAGCATGGAGCCTTTGATGATTCGGGCGACGTTATCGCGGTATACCTGCCCCTCTGCGCTGATGTGCGTGCGCCCGCGATTATGGCGGTAGTAGCGGTTATTGCTCGGCGGCCAGGGTAGTGTGATGTAGTAAGTATTCACGCCTTGATTACCCCCTCTTTCAGCCAGATAACCTGCGTTCTCGCCATACCTTCCAGCGCGCATTCTTTTGCATACTCAGCATCGACAAAATGTGTGCGGCGGTCGATTTCGTCGTGACAGGCAGAACATGCAATGGTGGCAATCAGGTCTGGCGGTTTGATACCGGTACCGCACAATCCAGCCAGCCGGATATGTGCCAGTACAGACGTTTCAGAATTGCCATTACATACGCCAGGGATTCTTACCTGGCATTCCCGACCACGCGCTGCTTTTCTCAAATCAGCCATGATTCCTCCTTGCTGCCAGTCGCAACCATTTTTTATCAACCAGGCTGGCGGTATATCCGAGCAGTGTTGGTATTTCGGATGGCTTCAGCTCAGGTTTACGCTTACGACGATTTGGTACTTTGTAGATGTGTCCGTTCATGACACGAATAAGCGGTGTAGCCATTACGCCTCCTGCTTATCACGCAGCAGCTGATACTCGCAGCTCTGCGGAATAGTCAGGTGGCAGCCAATACTCATCGCCCAAGATTCAACCTTACTCAGGAAGACATACATCTCTCCGGTATCAAGATCGGAGGTATGGCGTAACGACTGGATAGTAGTGATTTCGCCGGTTACGACATCAACCAGGTCCTTGGTTTCATAACCGAGGTATGTGTGTTTGAGAGCATCTTTTACCCATGCTGCGGTAGCGAACGATTTCCCCCTGCTGATGAGGTATTCACTGATTTCGCTGTACCACATGTGGCTGAGTGCATTCTGGGAAAGACTGCGTCTCTCCCGCCACGGTTTAAGCACCATGCGAAAGCATTTTCCATCCTCCAGATAAGGCTGGATCTGCTGACCGATAGCGGTGAAGTTACCGCGATGCAATTTGATGCCGTCTTGTGGGAGGTTCACGCTTCACCTCCGCAGAGGTCAAACGTTGGATGCAAAAAATCGCAGGTGCATTTCTGCATCTGTGAAGGGAGAAGAGAGTTTGGATTGTGTGTGCGCATAAACGTCCCCGTTTAGCGCAGAAGTCACCGGAGGTGTTCAGGCTCCGATGACATGATTATGGCGAGTTGATTATGGAAAATCAATTGAAGATGAAATTCAACAATGCCCCATGGTGCTATGGCGCTCAATTAATTATATAACTTCAGAGAAAACTGATAACCCATTGATGATCACATTAGCTCAGACTAAGAAGACTGACAACGGGGACGAACATGAACAGCAACGCCTGACATAGGTAAATCTCAAAAGCGAATCATATAATCCTTACCCCATCACTCAGAGACATCGTATAATAACATTCATACCACTATATAACCTCCAAATAACAACAACAATTCATTGGTTGCATTAATATCAGCGTGTTCCGTTGTTCAGGAATAAAACTTTTTATTTAACAAACAAAGAGAGTTCAATGATGAGCAAAATTACAGGCGTGTTAGTTGATAGCCATATCTATGATATTAAAAATGATATGGAGAGTGGTTACTGTTTCCCTAACAGTTTGTTCCCAGGAGCAACCTTCAAGATGGTCATTGATAATGACCCTATTAATAATGACAAGGTAAAATGGACCTGTGGCACTAATGCAGACAATAATGTTCTGGCGGTTAGCCAGGATGGCACAGTAACTTTTCCGGGCGTAGATGAAAAGTGCGTTGGGAAGATTTTTGTCATTTTCGCCACTGATAAATCAACGAATAAATCTGCCGGCATCTATATTTTTATCGTGAAGCGTTTTTTCAAATACAGCATTGAAACTTATAACTCAGTTAAAAAGATTTTACCGTGGATTGAAAACATGAACGGAGAATTTCCTAGAATACATGATATCGATAGTGACTATATTGATGAAAATAGCGGATGGCATCATATCAATCGAAAAGTTAACGCAGGACTTTACCAGGAGTGGGGCACGTTAACTAATAGTGGATGGGACACAAGTTGTGAGCTTGAGGGTGTTTGTAGCATTTACGCTTTTAATAAAGATGATAATACTTATTCTTGTCTGATGGATACTGGATATACCCAGCATACTTCTATTATATACAGCGCTCAGGCAGTTGCATCCTACGGTGAGTCTATCGACTGATAGTGCTTTTTTCAACTATCATTTGCATTATTACCGCGTAAAGATTCACTGAAATTATAAAATTTAACTTGCGCAAAACCACCCGTTCAGCGGGTGGTTCTCATTTTTATCCACTATGTATATGAAGCTTAAAAAATAAACGAACTTAAGCGTTCCTTTTTATATTGCTACAAACAATTAATTCTCGACACCTAATAACTAAAGCCCCGCCCCCATATACCGCCAATACCCGTTTCATAACAAAATGCTGGTGACATTTCTCACCGGAAACTTTATTGCTACTGCTCAGAACGCAAATGCGGCAATACTCGGCTCCACTTATCATCCTGCCACGGCTGGAATCTTACATGTGCCGTTTCTCTGGCAAGGATTTCGCGCGCCTTATGTAGTATCTGGGGATATTCTTGCTCAATAGAAGTAAAGCGACCGGCTTCGCGATGCTCCGCAACCTGAAGAAGTGGAGTAACATTCTGGCAGGCGGTTAACATCACATCCCCTGCTCGCCATAACCAGGCGGGTGTGCAAAGTTCGTTATCAGTGAATTGTTTTGTGATTGGGGATTGTTGAACTTCTCGATCGAGAATATCCAGAACCCAGCGGCGGAATTCTTTGGCTACAGGAGTGCGGGCGAACATAGCGATCAAATGGGCACCACGGAGGGAGAAAATGCGTATTGTTTTCTGGTAGTTCCCTGAGACACTCAAATTGAGGGTCTCAGTCATATCTGCCCTAAATTCATCGGAATTTCGATCGTAGATCTGAGTTACGGCATCAGATTTTTTATATCCGAGAGCTTGAGCAATCTCAACGGCAGTAAGCCAGATACTGTTGTTGTGTTTAACAGGATGGAATTTTGTTTGATGAAAGACTAGTTGTGTGCTCATGATGATTACCTATAAATCAAGTTAACCACCACCGCTGACGCCAATCAGTTTGGTGGTGAGACATGTAGGGTTGGCGTAACCGGGGTAATCAACCGGCCCGACCGAAGTCGGCCCTACACGCCCCACCATAATTCAGATGTGCGTATGCTTACGACAATAAAAAACACGCTCGCGGCGTGTAGTAGTCGCGATTACCTTATCCGGGACGCCAATCCCGTGTGCCGATTTTGCGGCAACACACAGAATATAGCGCCAGATATTAGTTATCGTCAACCTCACTGATTTCCTCCCCCCGCCGCATAAACAAATAAAACCCGCTTCATCGCGGCACTCTGGCGACACTCCTTGAAAATCAGATTCGTGCTCACCTTTCCTTCCCGTTCTTCCCTGGTAGCGAACCTGTAATACACCGTTCGCCAGACCTTACCATCAATGACCAAGATTCCTGCCCGCGCCATTTTAGCCGCAGCCTGATTTATGCTGGTTACTGTTGCGCCTGTTACCTCAGCAACGTCCTGCGCACAGAAGCTCTTATGCGTCCCCAGGTAATGAATAATTGCCTCTTTGCCCGTCATACACTCGCCCCTTTCAGCCCAAACTTCGCTTTGATTTCGGCGATCTTCGCCAGCGCCTGAACACGATTAAGCGGCCTGCCACCCATGACAGGAAGTTGTTTTACTGGTTCAGGTATCGCCTCTCCACGGTTAATTCGCGCGGTCATACAGGCCAGTTCATCGGCAGCCTTGCGCCGTAATTCCGCATCAGTAAGCGCATTGGCCCGCATGTTCTGGTACAGGTTGGTAACCAGCCAGTAGTGCGCGTTTGATTTCCACGGATAAGACTCTGCATCTGGATACAGGCCACGCTTCCGGCAATACTCATAAACCATATCAACCAGCTCGCTGACGTTTGGCAGCCCGGCGTTAACGGATGCTTCTTCCCGGCACCAGGCGACAAACTGCCCGGGTGATGGCAGGAATGGTCGATTCTGCCGACGGGCTACGCGCATTCCAGCGTTAACCTGTTCCATCGTGGTGATCCCATTTTCCCGGAAAGCCAGAACCCACTGGCGGCGGATTTCGTTCAGTTCGTTCTGGTCACGGTTAGCCAGGCTCGCCGGGAAAGTTGCCAGTAACTGGCTGAACACACCATTGATAATCTGCGCTACCTGCTGTACCTGCGGCTTTTCGTCGTACTGTTCCGGCATGTTATTGGCGATCCGGCGCATCTGCTCACGGTCAAAATTAACCATCTGTGCGGCGATGTTTTTCATAGCTCCACCCCGTAAATCCAGTCAGTGTTCGTCAGGTCGAGTTTTGGTTTTCCGGCTGTCACGCCAGCCTGTTGCTTGTTACGGTTGATTTCGAGTTGGGTCCACTTGTCGCGGAGTTTGGCCGGACTTAGCACGTTACCGGACCAGAAGTTGTCCTGGCATGCCCAGCGGAACAGCACGCACATATCGCGGTGGTTACGTCCGTCACGTTCACGCATCAGGCGGATATCGTTAGCCCACCCTGCAAAATTCGGTTTTCTGGCTGATGGCGCGATGGTCTTCACCATGTCAAACATCCACTCTGCGGCGGTCAGGTCTTCTGCTGTCCCCCACTTGCTGCCGCTCTGAATTGCAGCATCCGGTTTCACCACAGGAAGATCGTTTTCTGGCTGGTCAGAGGATTCGTCAGAATTCTCGGACGAAAAAGGTTTTATATTGTCTTTTGTTAGTTTGTCTTTTGTGTTTACCTGATTCGGGTAAGTGCCTTTACCTGATTTGGGTAAACTTTTCTTACCTGATTCAGGTAAATTTACCTCTTTCAGGTAAACTTTATTTTTCTTACCTGATTCGGGTAATGTTGACCATTCACTGACCACATTATTGATGCCGATATTCCGCCCGCTCTGAATTAAAATCCCACGCTTTACCAGAACACTTTTTGCAGCAGAACACTTGTGCGGCAATATCCCGGTTAACTCGGAAAGTTGCTCGTTGCTCACCCAATCCAGTTTTTTATTAAAGCCATATGTTTTGCGCATGACAGCCAGGAAGACCAGAAGCTGGTGCTGTGTTAATCCGGCCAGCATCACAGCTTCCAGCAACTCATTTGCAATGCGCGTATAACCATCATCGAGATCTGCCACGCGCGGCTCCTTTTGTGCCGCATCCGGCACTGGAAAATTGAATATCTCAGCAGTGTTTGCCATAATTCCTCCCGCAATGAGTGTGTTACGATTTGCACCTGAAAGTCGGTTCTGTTCCAGCAGACCGGCTTTCGCCATTTCTGAACCTGTCATATCGCCCCCAGCATGGTAGTAACCATCGCCATCAATGGACCAGCCAGATCTGGGTCCACACGAAACATCGACACAATACCTTCACTAATTTCCTTCAGTTTCTGGTGGCGTGGTGCGTTGAGAATGACAGCCTGTTTTGCCTCACTGAGTTCCTTTTCCATTTCAGCCAACCTAGCCATGAAGCTATCCTGCTCAACCAGGTAACCGCGATATTCCAGCGGTAGTACCGCCAGAATTGCCGGGGTCAGTTCACGCACGTTATTTCGGTATTTTTCAGAATCGAATTTGTTATCGAGGAAGCGGAACAGCTTCTGGCGTGCACGGCTGACATCATCAGGGAAATCGATGGTGCCGCCGCCCTGCTCCCGATACTCATTCACAATGAGTGTGGCAACGACATCCTGATTATCTTCAGCCGACCAAGCGCGGACGGCATCACGGATTTTTTCGTGGCCTGGCACCTGTTTTGTTTGAGAACGATTTATCACCGCAGTCGGGCTAAATCCGCTAGTCTGTTGGTATGTAAGTGGTTGCATAATTGACTCCTTTAGTTTGAATTGACTGTTAAGTTGATTGCTTATTGTTAAAGAGCGTTAAATGGAAATTTAAGCTGCGTTCTTTTCGGTGTGTGGAAACAACTTCGGAAGATCCGGGCGAATCTGGTATGCCTTCACTACTCCACCAGTAGCCGTAACAATGCTGCCGACATGTTCAGGGGATACCTTTGCTTTGTTGTGAAGCCACTTATAGACGGCCTGCTGTGAAACTTCGCAAGCAGCGCCCAGTTTCTTTTGTGAACCAACGATATTGATCGCTGTTTTGATAGCTGGGTTCATAACAACCTCCGTGGTTAATTTGAATCAAGATTAAAACTATGGTTGTTTTTAGTCAACAACCATTTTCGTTTGATGGAATAAAACCTTGGTTGTACATTTGGACTATGAAAACAACACTCTCAGAAAGACTTAAAGAAGCCAGATTAGCGCGAGGCCTTACACAAAAGGCGCTTGGGGATATGGTCGGGGTTAGCCAGGCTGCCATTCAGAAAATCGAAACAGGGAAAGCTAACCAAACAACTAAAATCGTGGAGATCGCAAACGCTTTGGGTGTGCGCGCAGAATGGTTATCTTCTGGCGTTGGAAATATGTCAGACAGTACCGTGCAACCAATACAATCAACTGTCAGCCATTCAAAATACTTCAAGATTGACGTTCTTGATATAGAAGTCAGTGCCGGACCGGGTGTCATCAACCGTGAGTTTGTGGAAGTTCTACGCTCGGTTGAGTACTCGTTTGACGATGCTCGTCACATGTTCGATGGCAGGAAGGCGGAAAATATCCGCATCATTAACGTGCGCGGTGACAGCATGTCAGGGACGATCGAACCAGGTGACCTGCTGTTCGTTGATATCACTGTTAAATCTTTCGACGGTGATGGCATCTATGCGTTTCTGTACGACGACACAGCCCATGTAAAGCGCCTGCAAATGATGAAGGATAAGCTGCTGGTTATCTCTGATAACAAGAGCTACTCACCGTGGGACCCGATCGAGAAAGACGAGATGAATCGGGTATTCATATTCGGTAAGGTTATTGGGAGCATGCCGCAGACGTACAGGAAACACGGATAATCAGCTGCGTGCTGATGAGGCTTTTGGGTAATGCGCTGAAAGAATTCTTTATAAAAATAACATTACGGGAAAGGCAAAAAATGAGTGATAAAAAACTTATTAAAAAATCAAATAACTGTGTAGATGCATATGCTGATGCATTTGGATATTCATCTTTTGGGGAAGATGACGATCGCTTAGGCTCCATATCTTTCTTTCAGCATGTTACAGAATGGGACGCTGATGGTAGTAATGACACTGAAAGCGTAAAGTACAACATTGCAACAATTCGCATGACGGAAGATTTAATGCTTAAACTCGCTGACTTTATTCGCGATCAGCATGATAGAGCTAAAACCAATAAGTCATAATATTAACAATGAAACACGGTTATTACGAAGCTCCAAACCTAACTGAAAAGCTTGAACAAGCGGCAAGATCATCATCTTTGCACACCGCAGCATTTTCTCAATCAGCTGGTATGTCTGGCGGTAATGTACCTATGCTACAATCAAGTGGTAGCGGTGGCTCTGGGAGTAATAATGTGCTTGAATCGAAAGTTGCAAAGCTTGAGTCTGATGTGTCCTACATCCGACGTGACGTTGATGAGCTCAAGACAGATGTCAAATCTATCGACAGAAACATGATCGCTGTTCTGGAGCGACTCGATTCAATAAAAGAGTCACTAGCCAAAAAACCATCCATCGATGCTGTCGATAGAAAGATTTCAGACGCAAAGCTTGCGGTATTGCTTGGTGTTCCAGCAATCATCGCTGCAGGAACAGGACTTTATAAGCTATCAATGTACTTTTTTCTTTAGTGCTTAAGAAACTGCTCGCCACCTTGCATTAGGCAAAGCGATTTTTCATTCCCTATTACCCTTTCTTAACCAATCATCTAAACCCTGCCCCCGTGAACTGCCCCCCGAAAGTTGGACAGTTCACGGCCCGGGTTTTCTTTTGCCCTACCCTCATCACACACCGTTCAAAAAAAACACCACAACCTCGCTTCAGTTATCGCTATGCGATGCAAGTCACAAAATAAATCCATCCTAAATACAACCAGTTATATTTAAAATAACCGACAAAACAACTTTTGTTGTTGACGACAAAACAACTATAGTTTTAAATAAATTCATCGCAACAACACAACGATACGGCAACCACCTGTTTCACCGTTGCGATGACCGCTTAGATCCGCAGTTTGAATTTCAGCAGGCTACGGGGAGTGCGAGGGGTGAAACGGACGCGTGAACGTCGGTGTGACCAGCTGAAATCAACTCGATACTTCATACCTCAGTCGCTTCAACGAGGCGGCTTAGTTATGACACCGGCGGCCATCCACCGCCTGAATACGCGCAGAAGTCTCTATATGTTCAGCAGCCCAGCTTACGGGCAGGGGTTTTTATGGTTCATCAACATTACGGAACGCAGACCGTTAATCGCGGTGCGGTCATGCCAGGAATGCTGGTCAAACACAAAGATGGTACCTGGACAGCATCAGCTAATTTACGCGGACGGCTTTATCTGCATCGCGGCATCGAGCGCACTTATACCCGTGACTTGCTCGTGGAAGTTTTTCTTGACGGACGCGGCAACGGCCTGAATCACTAATCCCCTTTCCTGTTTTTCTAATCAGCCTGGCATTTCGCTGGCGATATTTTCACAGCCATTTTCAGGAGTTCAGCCATGAACGCTTGTTACATTCAGGATCGTCTTGAGGCTCAGAGCTGGGCGCGTCACTACCAGCAGATCGCCCGTGAAGAGAAAGAGGCAGAACTGGCAGACGACATGGAAAAAGGTCTTCCACAGCACCTGTTTGAATCGCTATGCATCGATCATTTGCAACGCCACGGGGCCAGCAAAAAAGCCATTACCCGTGCGTTTGATGACGATGTTGAGTTTCAGGAGCGCATGGCAGAACACATCCGGTACATGGTTGAAACCATTGCTCACCACCAGGTTGATATTGATTCAGAGGTATAAAACGGATGAGTACAGCACTCGCAACGCTGGCAGGGAAGCTGGCTGAACGTGTCGGCATGGATTCTGTCGACCCACAGGAACTGATCACCACTCTTCGCCAGACAGCATTTAAAGGCGATGCCAGCGATGCGCAGTTCATCGCATTGCTGATCGTCGCCAACCAGTACGGCCTTAATCCGTGGACGAAAGAAATTTACGCCTTCCCTGATAAGCAGAACGGCATCGTTCCGGTGGTGGGCGTTGATGGCTGGTCCCGCATCATCAATGAAAACCAGCAGTTTGATGGCATGGACTTTGAGCAGGACAATGAATCCTGTACATGCCGGATTTACCGCAAGGACCGCAATCATCCGATCTGCGTTACCGAGTGGATGGATGAATGCCGCCGCGAACCATTCAAAACCCGCGAAGGCAGAGAAATCACGGGGCCGTGGCAGTCGCATCCCAAACGGATGTTACGGCATAAAGCCATGATTCAGTGTGCCCGTCTCGCCTTCGGATTTGCTGGTATCTATGACAAGGATGAAGCCGAGCGCATTGTCGAAAATACCGCATACACTGCAGAACGTCAGCCGGAACGCGACATCACTCCGGTTAACGATGAAACCATGCAGGAGATTAACACTCTGCTGATCGCCCTGGATAAAACATGGGATGACGACTTATTGCCGCTCTGTTCCCAGATATTTCGCCGCGACATTCGCGCATCGTCAGAACTGACACAGGCCGAAGCAGTGAAAGCTCTTGGATTCCTGAAACAGAAAGCCACTGAGCAGAAGGTGGCAGCATGATACCGGACATTATCCTGCAGCGTACCGGGATCGACGTGAGAGCTGTCGAACAGGGGGATGATGCATGGCACAAATTACGGCTCGGCGTCATCACCGCTTCAGAAGTTCACAACGTGATAGCAAAGCCCCGCTCAGGAAAGAAGTGGCCTGACATGAAAATGTCCTACTTCCACACCCTGCTGGCTGAGGTTTGCACCGGTGTGGCTCCGGAAGTTAATGCTAAGGCGCTGGCCTGGGGAAAACAGTACGAGAACGACGCCAGAACCCTGTTTGAATTCACTTCCGGCGTGAATGTTACTGAATCCCCGATCATCTATCGCGACGAAAGTATGCGCACCGCCTGCTCTCCCGATGGTTTATGCAGTGACGGCAACGGCCTTGAACTGAAATGCCCGTTTACCTCCCGGGATTTCATGAAATTCCGGCTCGGTGGTTTCGAGGCAATAAAATCGGCTTACATGGCCCAGGTGCAGTACAGCATGTGGGTGACGCGAAAAGATGCCTGGTACTTTGCCAACTATGACCCGCGCATGAAGCGTGAAGGCCTGCATTATGTCGTGATTGAGCGGAATGAAAAGTACATGGCGAGTTTTGACGAGATGGTGCCGGAGTTCATCGAAAAAATGGACGAGGCACTGGCTGAAATTGGTTTTGTATTTGGGGAGCAATGGCGATGACGCATCCTCACGATAATATCCGGGTAGGCGCGATCACTTTCGTCTACTCCGTTACAAAGCGAGGCTGGGTATTTCCCGGCCTTTCTGTTATCAGAAATCCACTGAAAGCACAGCGGCTGGCTGAGAAGATAAATAATAAACGGGAGGCGGTATGCACAAAGCATCTCCTGTTGAGTTAAGAACGAGTATTGAGATGGCACATAGCCTTGCTCAAATTGGAGTCAGGTTTGTGCCAATACCAGTAGAAACAGAGAAGAATTTCATACGTTAGCCACATCCCTTTCACAAAAGCTGGAAATGATGGTGGCGAAAGCAGAAGCAGATGAGAGAGACCAGGTATGACAACCACTGAATGCATTTTTCTGGCAGCGGGCTTCATATTCTGTGTGCTTATGCTTGCCGACATGGGGCTTGTTCAATGACACCTCAGCAAGAAAACGCCCTTCGCAGCATTGCCCGTCAGGCTAATTCTGAAATCAAAAAAGCCAGACAGCAGTTTCCGGATAAAAACGTCGATGACATTTGCCGTAGCGTACTAAAGAAGCACCGCGAAACGGTAACGCTGATGGGATTCACACCGACTCATTTAAGCCTGGCGATCGGCATGTTGAACGGCGTCTTTAAGGAACGGTGAACATGAAAAGCAAAATCATCAGGGAGCTACAGGCTCCTTTTTTATTATTCGCATTTACCCTCAAGCGTATTAACCAACAATTCAGGGATTAATGAAAGATGGCAGACATCATTGATTCAGCATCAGAAATCGAAGAATTACAGCGCAATACAGCAATAAAAATGCGTCGTCTGAACTACCAGACTGTATCCGCAACTCATTGTTGTGAGTGTGGCGATCCGATAGATGAGCGAAGACGCCTGGCTGTTCAGGGTTGTCGGACTTGTGCAAGTTGCCAGGAGGAGATCGAACTTAAGAACAAACAATGGGGACTGTGATGGCCTCAAAGCAGCAAATTTCAACATCGTCCAACTGGGGTGTAAAAATGTTCAGAATCATTTTTCCTAACACCTGGTACGTCGACCACCACGGCACTCCCTGCAAAATCCTGCGTTCTACCCACAACAAAGTTCACTACATCCGAAAAGGCAGAACATGTATCGCCAGCATGTTCCGCTTTAATCATGACTTTGAACCTGTGAGTAAAGTGGAATCAGAGCGGATAGCCGAAGAGATCGATACAGCAGAACACATTAAGAAGTTACGTGCCATACGCAGGAAATAGAAAAATTGATAAATTCAATACTGCATTTCTCAGCATTAAATTTATCTCTATGACCAGTCAAGAGATGTACCTGCCATGAGCTTAATATCATGTCAGATATATCGGTCACAAACTCCCTCAGCAGCTAAGAGGAGGACAAATGTCTCGACTAATCACTTTACAGGACTGGGCTAAAGAAGAATTTGGGGACTTAGCACCAAGTGAGCGAGTTCTGAAAAAATACGCGCAAGGGAAAATGATGGCCCCACCCGCTATAAAAGTTGGTCGCTACTGGATGATTGACCGAAATTCCCGTTTTGTAGGAACGCTTGCAGAACCGCAACTCCCAATAAACGCAAACCCAAAACTCCAACGGATAATCGCTGATGGCTGCTAGACCCCGATCTCACAAAATCTCTATACCCAATTTATATTGCAAATTAGATAAGCGAACCGGAAAGGTATATTGGCAATACAAACATCCACTATCCGGTCGTTTTTCATAGCTTAGGAACTGATGAGAATGAAGCAAAACAAGTTGCTACTGAAGCAAATACCATTATTGCTGAACAACGTACCCGACAAATATTAAGCGTCAATGAGCGTCTGGAAAGAATGAAAGGCAGGCGCTCAGACATTACGGTGACAGAATGGCTTGATAAATATATTTCTATCCAGGAGGACAGGCTGCAACATAATGAACTAAGACCCAACTCCTATCGGCAAAAAGGCAAACCCATTCGTCTTTTCCGTGAGCATTGTGGAATGCAACACCTCAAGGATATTACCGCACTTGATATTGCCGAAATAATTGATGCTGTAAAGGCTGAAGGTCATAACAGGATGGCGCAAGTCGTGAGAATGGTGTTGATCGACGTCTTCAAAGAAGCACAACACGCAGGACATGTTCCGCCAGGATTTAACCCAGCACAGGCAACAAAACAACCGCGAAATCGAGTAAACCGCCAAAGATTGTCACTGCCCGAATGGCAGGCAATATTTGAAAGCGTAAGCAGACGGCAGCCCTATTTAAAATGCGGCATGCTACTTGCTCTTGTTACTGGACAACGTTTAGGTGATATCTGCAATTTGAAATTCTCTGATATCTGGGACGACATGTTGCACATTACTCAGGAAAAAACCGGTTCAAAACTTGCTATTCCGCTTAACCTGAAATGCGATGCTCTGAATATTACCCTTCGTGAAGTTATATCTCAGTGCAGGGATGCTGTTGTTAGTAAATATCTGGTCCATTACCGTCACACTACCTCTCAAGCAAACAGAGGAGACCAGGTTTCTGCAAATACTCTGACAACGGCTTTTAAAAAGGCCAGGGAAAAATGTGGCATAAAATGGGAGCAAGGAACTGCGCCCACATTTCATGAGCAGCGATCTCTGTCAGAACGGTTATATCGGGAACAGGGTCTGGATACGCAAAAGTTGTTAGGCCATAAATCCAGAAAAATGACCGACCGATACAATGATGATCGTGGTAAAGACTGGGTTATCGTAGATATCAAAACAGCATAG